CTCCTGCTGAAGGAAGTAAATTAAGTTGTTGCCGATTCCATTCCGCTCAGGACACACAAATGCAGTGTTGTAAAGTCTAGCCTCATCTGCTATGATTTTAGCGAACTCATTGATAGGCGTCCTGTTGGAGTAGAACTCAGCCACCTGTTTACCATTATAGATGTCGATGATGTGGAAAGCTGAGTAATCACGTTCACGACCTATTGACGGGTCAGCAGCTAAGACATATTCGTGGTTAGGTTGTGGATCTTCCCAAATACGCATACGGTTGTTATATTTGATCCAGTAATCTTTATTACAGTTTTCTTTTAGATTACGAAGAATCTCACCCTCAATATAAGTCTCACCTGTGCCTAAGAAGCTAGCCTCATATTCCTGTAGCCACTCTTTGTAACTGTGTTTGCGGCGAGTTTGCTCTTCCCACTTGTCCACATTGATTGGAGGATTACAGGACTCCATCTGTTCGTAAAGCCATTCAAAGCCTTGGTGCCTTTTATATTCTGGGTGCTCTTGCCATTTAATATCAATGGGGTGGAATCCGTTGTCGCCTTCCATCGCCTGCGTATACATCTTATGGAACCAGTTACCAATACCATTAACCGTAGACAGGCACACCACACGGCCACCAGTGGACGTTGTAGGGCCTACAGCGGCCCAAATCGTATCAATGTGCTCAATGAACGCTGCCTCATCTAAGATGAGCAGAGAAGCCGAAATAGAGCGTCCAGACTGCTTGCCTGAAGCCTTGGACTGAATAGATGATCCATTTTCAAAAGAGAGAGTGTGGTCATTGTCCCTGGTTGTCTTAGGCTTCATCCAGAACGGCAACTCTTCATACATGATCTTGATACGAGAGATAACTTCCTTAGCCTCTGCATCACCCTTAGACAGTACAGCAACTCTCTTGTTTGTACCAAAGATGCAAAAGTGTAATGCGTAAGCTGCCATCAATGTTGTGCAACCAGCTTGTCTAAACTTACGAAGGATAGTTAGTCGATAGTCTTGGAACTCATCAAGGATACGTGACTGGAAGGGGTAAAGTTTAAAGTTTACCATTCCACGCATTGGGTGAACGACCTTGATGTAATTGTTTGTAAAATATTCGCAACTACGAGAACATTTCTTAAATTCCTCTGCGATGTGCTCCAGGTCTTCGCTATTATTATTCATGATATATTTTTCTGTTTGTAGTAGAACAGGTAAACAACCTAACTCTTTAGCTAAACTTATTAACTATTCTAACCGTAATGAGTTTACTAGAATTAATATTACTTATGATGCTCCTTCTATTTATGAAGGTCATAAGAAGAATATAGAGTTCTTTAAGACCTTAAATATGGAAGATAATGATATTATAGTTTTGTGTCATGATGACATTGATATCATTTCTAACCAAGAAGATCTACTTAAGTATTTAGAGATCGCCAGAAAGCCTAATGTTGGCTTTGTAGGTATTGCTGGCAGCACCTACCTCCCTCATGATGGTGCTTGGTGGAATGCCAGAAGCACAAATGATGCTCGTGGGTTTGTATTCCAAGGACAGAAAGCAGAGACCATGATGCCTAATTACTTTGGTAAGTCTGGTCAGGTAGTGGTTCTTGATGGTTGTTTTCTTGCTATCACCTATGGAAATCTTAAGAAGATTGGTATTGACGAGCCAGAATACCTTGAGACTGGATGGGACTTCTACGACATCCACATGACCTACAAAGCACATTTAGATGGTTTTTCTAACTATGTCGTGCCTATAATTGCTATGCATGAGTCCCCAGGTCAGATGCGAGAAGGTTGGTATACAGCAAAAGAAAAGTTCATGAGGCATCACGCATCAACGATCAGATACTCAAAGCTACCTACAGATAAGACACACGGATTACCCTAATGGAATACTTAGTAAGCGTTTTAGTTTGGATGTTGGCAGTCTACGGTATGACCACCATCATTGTCAGTTCTACCATCATGGAACCTGTTCGCAATCTCATTACTGCTTGGGTTCCTCCTCTTGGAAAGCTAGTTAACTGTATGTTGTGCACAGCTTTCTGGGCAGGGGTATTCTGGGGTATGTTATATTGGAATCCCTTCTCTAAAGCAGAGGGTAATATGTTCCTACATGCCTTGTTTGCAGGCTGTTTCGGATCCGCTACTACGTGGTTGATCTACCTCAAGTTCTTCCCTCTAATGCAGGGTAAGTGAGGGTAGTCAACAACCACCAGCGCAGTTCGTGACGGGACGGATACCAAACTTAAGTTTAAGTAACATATTAATACACTCTTATATAGGTGTTACCGAAATCTATTGTTACGTCTGTTGTAGCTGCTATAAACTCGTATGCTCCTAAAGTAAATGGTGAAGTTCCTCTACTTGTATTCGTAACATCCACTGAAGGCATTGTAGAATTGCTAACGAAATCAATGCCTAGAGAGCCTTCTACTTGTCTGTAATCTCTTTCTCTTGAATTCTGGTTATCTTCAACAAAAGAGACTGTACCATCAACTGCACTTCCATCATAAGTATAAGTAGTATTGTAATTTATATTACTAGATGTGTATGTCGGATTAATACAGGTTGGTGTACTTTCTCCGAATGTATTCTTAACAGTTGTTTCAGATTGATTAATTGTTGAGTCAAAAAGATTAACATATTTTGTCGCACTCGCGAAAGAAGTCGTAAAATCACTCTGACGTACAAGATTCTGATCCCATATAGTACCACTAACATTTAGTCTAAAAATAGAATCCTTGCCAGAGTTTGGTAGTTGGCTAGCCATTCTTATTCCAGCATTGACAGTAGAAATAGTTCCCGAAGTGAGTTGTTGATGAGTAACTCCAATCAAGTTTATTTCAATCTCACATTGTTGTCGGGGACTTGCTGGAAAGTATACAAAAGGATTGTAACTGCCTTGCTCTATAACACAATTTATAAGATTAAGTGTGTTCTTACCTATAGCTGACACCTCTCCTGTGGAGGGGTCCACACTTTCAAATCCTACGTAGTTATTGAAAAATGTATTAGGGACACCTGCTAAATTAGTGGCATGTGTAAACATACACCTTTCAAAAGTTAAAGTTCTTTGATATTGACCTGAATAGCCTGAAGTAGAGTTAAATTGATTAAAGAACATACCTCGATTAGTACTGGTGCCTGAGTATATTAAATCTCTAAACGTTATGTTTACATTCTGATCTCCAAAAGAATACCAACTAAGATTAGCAGTTACTGTAAAGCTAGCTCCAGCACTTGTTCCTCGATCTGCGCTAGTCCAATACCCTTCATGGGAATCTTCTCCCCTAACAATAATGTCAAAGTCTGTAGTGGAATCCCACGGAGGAAACGTCGAATGAAAATAATGAGGTGGTCCGTTTAAAATTACAGCCTCAAGGACATCACCATTCGACATGGCCGTCGCACTGGTAGATTGCCACAAAGCTAGTGTAGCAAAATCACCTCCTGAAAGGTCACCACCATGCACCCCAGACACACCAATTGTATCAGTATAAGTAGCCATTTATTCTCCTCCTCCTATCACAGGTATAAATATTTGCCTGTTGTTAGATATCCTATATCCTACTTGAAGCACTAACGGACCTCCGAGGCTCTTGAGGAAGTCTTCTACCTGTTGAAGAGTAATAGCAAAAGCTCCTGCATCATAAGGACTGTCACCTCTATCATTACCTGCTAAGTCTAATCCACTGAGATTAAAGGATGAGACATATCCCGATGCAAAATTGTCTTCACTCCCTACAAGTCTATAGTTATTGACTCCACTGGATCCATCTACAAACGATACAGTGCCAGCAGATACAGATCCATCAAAGTTGAATGGAACTCTAAAGGAACAATTAGTAAGGGCCGAAGCCCATACGTTCCAAGGTTGATAAAACTCAACAGTTCCAGATGATGAATCTCTATATTCAGAGGGTAAAGGTTCAATGACCCAAGTTGAATACCTATCATCATTAGCAAGGGGAGCAATAGAATCCCCCGCTCCATTATTGAATATGCAGTCAACAAATTTTGAATTATTTACTGCTGCAAGGGTGTCATCAGGATACCGCGCCGCAGCGAAGCCAACTGGACCATGTAAAGACAGTCCTCTTCCAACACCAGCATAATACAATAATCCTGCATGATCAACTTTAAGTTTATTAAGTGTTATCGTGTGCCGACCGCTATTAAACCAAGAGTTTATAAATGTGCACCCCTCAGTTTGAAAGAATGCGCTTGCTTGAGTATTATACTGGTGTGAATAGACGTTCAACGACCCGTTATAACCGACACCATCCGAAGAAGCAGCACCTACGTAAAGGCAGTTTTTGTGAATACTTTTACTACTTCCTCTTTCTAGTATGTTTAAGTCTTCATCTGTAATTCTTTCATAGTTTTGATCCATCATCAGTTCCCATCCTATTGAAGACAGACCATCATCCATGCGTGCCATAAAGTTTTCAAAGGTATAAGTTTGCTCAGGAGCAAAATAACCTGGGGTGGTATAATTTGAATGGGTAGGAGATACGTAAAAGAGTCTCCGATTGAGAGCATTCCCACTAACAACTAAACTTAAGTCTTTTACTGTGAAGTTGAACGAATTCTTACCACAGCGCACAGCCGCTCCGTTTGTTGATCCGTTTATAGCAAGGATAGCACCTTCATCCCAATTACCATTATGAGGCGTCTGACCTGAGTAGACAAATGATTGATTTACGTTTGCACTTACACTTCCAACAGTGCCATTAAAGTTAATAGAGGCAGCAGGATCGTGTATCTCTCCGCTCTTAAACTGAAGCGTGTGAGTTTCTCCATTTAATATGTTAGCATAGAAGTGATCGTTCCACGACCACAAAAACAAGGTGGCATAATCAGCAGGGAAATCTACACTACTAGTACCAATCTTGTAAACCGTATTTTTATCTGATATACTTTGATAAGCTCCTGCATCCCTTTGATCAATGCCACCGGGTCTCTTGTATCCTGTGATGTCTTTGTAAGGCAACTCACCGCTAGTCATGTATTTGACAGCAAGGTTATCAAGATCTGGTACAAGTCTATAATCCTTTG